TTCACATTTGCCGCCGATACTGTTGAATAAATCGGTACTTCTACTGATTTTCCACCGCCAGCAATAGTGTAGTTTCTGACAAGACCTCTCATAATGCTTTGCTCTTGTGCTACAAACAAAGCCTCTGCAACGATCTCGGTATATAGTTCCGATATCGTGCTACTTGTCGTTTCGTTAGCCATTATTTACTCCTTTAAATGGTTATGTTTTATTTTGAATAACAGTTGGCTTAGAATTTCGATCTTGCCTATACTTAGCATATCTTTCTCTATCTTCCTTATTATTCATATTTAAATCACTCAGATTGAAAGGTTTACTGAGTTCTGACCTATCCACATTTGACACTGAGCCACTGCCACTCGGAGAGGCAGAAACAAAGTGCGGGTTTGTGTTCAAAAACTCTTCAACTAACTCGTCAGTAGTAAAAAGTTCGCCCTTACTGTTATATCTAGCTATACCATTTTTATCTAAAATTTCAACATTACCTGATTCGTTTATTTTAATATTTTTATTTAACAACTCTACAACTTGATCTGGGTTGATAGCTTTGTTTCTTGATGCTGATGACAGTAAGGCTTTATTAACTTTGATGTCTCTAAGTTCAGTTTCTAAAGTATTAATTTTTTTTGCAGACTCTTCAGATTTTTCTTTAAGGATTTTTTCAAACTCGCCTTTTTGAATTTTAGTTTTTTCCTCTGCCTCTTTTTGTAACTTAACAGCATTGATAGCTGTGTCTAAATCCTCAACACCTAATTTATTATACATAGATGCTCTGTCTTTAGCTAATCGTGATTTTACGATTTCGTTTACTTGTTCCTCAGAAAATTTATTTACTGGGGTCTCTTTTGTTTCTTGTTTGGGTTGCTCTGTTTCTTGTGAAACAGCTTGCTCAGTAGTTTGTTCTACTTTTGGTTGTTCGTCAGCCATTTATATCTCCTTATATGTTCCAATCAGGATTTGTTGGAATCCAAGTATGCCGACAACGATAACCCCCTCTAACAATAAAAGGGTCTCCAGAACTTTTGCCAGCCCATGACCTAGAGTTCCAAATATCCCGAATTTCTTTTTCGGTTAGTGTTCTGTTTACCATACCTCTGCAAAAAGGTCTAGAGTCTCTTACTAAAGTTCCAGTGTATTCAAAATGTTGTAACCCACTTTCTTTTGCTTTTTTTACTGTGAATTGACCATGAAACTGCATTACTGAGTCATGTGCTAGTTGTGTTGCATATCGTCTTAAATTGTTTCCAGCCCTGTCAGCCGCATACTGAGTTTGTAATTTTCTAACTGCATTTTCGACATCTGTTTGTTTTGATGTAATAAATTTATTTTCATTAATAAAATCAACGAGTTCGTTTATTTCTCTTTGATTTGACTTTTGATAAACTCCATTAATATGAGACCTTATGTTTTTGACTACATCATCAAAAGGTCTGCCAGCAATCGTACTTTGATATATTTCGTCATTGAGAACTTTGAGGTATCTTTCAGCTATATCCTCAAATCCACTATATGATTGATATTTAAGAGCATTGATAGTTTGTAGATCAACTTGTGTTAAATTTTTAAATTTTGCGGGTATAGGCATTTTGCCAAATGTATCTAAAACCTCTTTCGCTATCAGATTGTATTCTGAATTTATTAATAAATCTGCCTCGTTAAGAAAATTGTTTTCTATCGCCGTTCTTAGTTTTGGTTGTAATTCTATTGCAATTCTTGTTGATGTAAGACTGCCACCAGAGGCTCTAGTTACATCTTTGATAATGTCATCTTCTAATTTGTAAAGAACATTAATAATTCTTTCTTCATGTTGATCTGCGAGTTTGTCTAATATCTTTGACATTCATTATAATGGAAAGTTTTTTTTCCATGCCCTGATCGACCAAAAAGCGGGAGACAATGACTTTTGCCCTTTTACTTGTCTTAACACTCCGCCCATTCTTGCAAGAAATGATCTTTGCCTTGCGGGTATTGATTTTTTAATGGACATATTGGGGTCTCCAAATCTGACCTTTTTTACATTTTTAGTTTTACGATCTCTAACATAAACTGCAAATTTTTTTCTTTGGTTTGGTGTTCTAAAAGGTTTGTTTAGTTTGACTGTACGACCCTGATACTTTGCCATTATCTTTTTCTCTTCCTTGCTTTCCTTGCTACTGACAAGGCTATTGCTGTTGCTTGTTTCCTAGATTTGCCAGATCGCATTTCTGTTTTTATATTTTTGCTTATTGATTTTTTACTATAACCTTTGATTAAAGGCATTATTTTTTTCTTCTTTTTTTTCTCAAATCTAAATCGTGTTTTCTCGAACCTCTAAGAAATGAGTTGACTCGCCCCATAGACCAAGCCGCCATCGGTACACGCCTACTGCCCTGACTCAAAAACGCCCCTTGCCCTCTACGATAGACCTTAGCTAGTGTTGCATAAGTATATCTTTTAGATGCTTTGGCTTTCCGTCTAAGTGTTGCTTTTGTAGCCGCTGATAGTGGTTTTCTAAATTTACTAGCCATTATGATTTAGTTCTACTCCGTAATAATCCTCTAGGTATAAAACCACCTGATTTGTAGATTGATGAAACTCTTTTTATTAAGCTGGCTCTACGGGTTCTCTTTGAGCCTTTGAGACCGCTAAGATATTTCTTTGGTAAACCTGAGTCCTTATCTTTTGGAACTCTTCTAACTTTCTTCTTCTTCTTCGCCATCTGGAGTCTGTCCCTCGATTTCAGTTGTCGTAAATTGTCCTCTAGTAGTTCTGGTGCTATCAATCTCATCATTAATTGTTTTAATTGCATCGTTATCTTCTATCACTGCCTCAGCAATTTGTTTATCTAGTTCTTTGTTAAATGTCTCTGATTTTATTCCACTAGCTTTTGCCATTTGTAAAAATTGTAAATCATTACTCCAGTCACGAACGTCAAACGTGTCGGGGTAATCTACTGAGCCGTCCCATTCTTTGTTTTGCCATCTAGCAAACAGAGACCAGATTTGCTCTTCGGCATTTTCTAAGAAATCTGCTTTCTCAGATAGTTTTGCATTTAATAATTGAAACTCAGTTTGTAGTGCAATACCTGATGATATTTGTTGCCCTGATGTCCCTCTAACTGAACCCATGTGTGTGATACGATCTATTGCATCAATTTTGTTTTGGATACAATTCATAATGCCCTCTAAGTTTTGACCGCTTGGTTGTATGATGTAAGGTTTTAAATCAGACGGCATATCCTCTGGTATTTCTATAACTGAACCAGCACCAGCACTAGCCTCAACATTTGGAGTCTTAACTAGACTTGGGTGGTTAGCTAATCTTATCAGTTGTTCTTTTTCAGAATAATCGTTGTAAATAGATTGTTGTAAATATGCAACATCAGCAAGATCACTAATACCAATAGGTCTCTTTGCACCTTTTAAATTGTAAACATTAATACAAGGAATAACTCCAATAGCATTTGGCACTTGATCTATAATTGTTGCATCGCCCTCAGCATATTCTTTTTCATAATCTTTAACCTCGTAAGTTGTTATCTCTTCCTCTGTAAACATTTTAAGTATTGCTCTTTCAGAATTGATGTCCTCTACAACTAAAAGCATATCCAAATAAAATCTACCACTAGCGGCTCGTTTGTAATTCCAGTTTACGATATTTTCTGGTGTGTATATAGAAATATAAGGTCTGATGTCTTGATCGAGTTCCTCAGCTCTTGTTCTTGTATTTGATTGTGGTTTGTCAATAATAACCCAACAGTTACCATAGATGCTTGCATTCATTTGCACCTCTCTCATAACTGTATTAAATGATCTGCCGTCTAAGTCTGCATCATTTACAAAAGACTCTAATGCTGGGTCTCCGTCTAATGTACCATAATCTCTAGTCGGTGGTACTCTCCATAAAAAGCTAGTGTAAATCTGAACAACATTTTTACAGTGGTTATCAACTGGTGTGTGTCTAATTCTTTGATCGTATTCCTCTGGAGTCTCTAAAATATATCTATGTAAGTAATATCCATTTTTATAATCGTTCCCTCCAAGATATGATCTAATATAAAATTCCCAATTAGAAATATTTGCGTGCCATAGAGGGTGCTTACTTGTTAAAAATTTTCTATCCATCAACTCCACCTTTGAAGAGGGTTAGGTTTAAAATCCCGTTTGACTGGAAAATTATATTCAACCATGTACCCCAAAGCATCATTAAAATGGTCGTAGCCACTGTCTTTATCAGGCACATTTGTTCCCTCTTTGTATATCTGTCTTTCTATCGACTTAATAACATTTTTGCAAGATTTTAAAACATATAAACTATTTACACCTTTAGCATTTTTAAATTTAGAATTGACTGCATTTATTCTGTCTCTAACAAGAGGTGCTTTGTTTCTTACTCTAACCTCGAACCCAGCATTTTTTAAAAGTGCAAGATCAGTCATACCTCCGGCAGATGTCTTTCTAGCTTTAGAACTTGGGTCAGGATAAATAACTATTTTTTTATTTGGGTATCTATTTTTTATCTCGTCTATCATTTCATTTGTGTTTGATGACCATATTTGTATTTCGTCAATAATATATATCTTATCATTTTCTATTACAGAAACAACACCAGCCATCGGGTCTATATTAAAATCTTGGCCAATGTGTATTGTGTTAAATTTATGTTTGTATGTATCAATAATATTTTTATCTCTATCAAAGTTGTAATAAATAATTCCAGCGTAATTTACAAAGGTTGCTAAATACTCTTGTTGGAAAGTTCTCTCATCTAAATCATTTTTTGCTTGCTCAATCTCCGACTCAGATACCTGACCACCCTCTAACGTAGTATATTTAAAACTCTGCCATTCCGGGTCTCGTTTACTGTATAGATCATAAGCAAAATTAAAGCCTTTTGGACTTGAACAGAATAAAGCATGGCCCAATGTATCTGATAACGTAGGTCTAAGAACCTCGTACCAAGCCTGTGGTTTGATGTCAGCAAATTCGTCTAGGACGATAAAATTTAGGCCAACGCCTCTCAGGCTTTGATCGTTGTCTGCACCTTTCAGACTTATGAGAGTGTTGTTTTTTAACAACAGTGATAAATCAGACTCATTTATTCTTTTAACCCATCTATGCCTAAGCATCATTTCTTTAAGCATATCCCAGCAAATAGTTTTACTTTGACGATAACTAGGGCTGACGTACCAAACCCTTTGATTTGGAAACCTAGCAAATTTAGCCATTTCCTGTATTGCTAAAAATGTTTTACCAAATCTACGACCAGATATTAGAACTCTAAATCTTTTATTGCATTTAATTACCTCTCTTTGAGGGTCAGTAAGTGGCATTAAATCTGATCTCCCCAACTGTGCCAGCCCTTTACTTTTTGTCTAGCAAACAGTTCTACTCTTGGAAGATCGCCACATAACTCAATAATATTATCTCTAATTATGTCTGGTTTCTTACTATGCTCTTCTCTTCTACTAAATACTAATTGTTTTACTGATTTAGAAATTCTTTTTGGTTTGCCTTTAGTAGCTAGCAAACATTGTTCCGGGTTGCACCTTGTCCAGTAGCCCATGCCAGTAAAATATCCATCAGATTTTATGTTTTGTTTTACCCATGTGAAAGCCACTGTTTTATATGTAAAGCCCCATTCTTCAATGACCCTAAAAGCCTCTGGCAACATCGAATCAATAACCCAAAGAAATAGAGTGCAATTATCGTCAGAAATATCAGAAATAGGTAGCTTACAAATATCGTCAATACTAAGGGTATTATAATACCTGATAGCAGATCGTTTCTGCCCTTTTTCTGAATAGGTTTTAAATGACCAAGCTGGGTCTGCATATATTATTTGTGCTTTGACATTTGG